CGCGTTGCCACCGTTGAGCCAATGCTCACAGCATATCTTCACGCATTGCTCACGCTCGGCATTGACAGCAGCGCACCAACCCTCCCAGGCCCAGTAAGCCGGGGTGTATATGCGATACGGGTTGTCCTTCAACAAATCGTCCGAATTCCACCAATTGTTAAATTCTTCTTTCATTCTTGCCCCCTTGCTCTGATGGCCTCAGCGCAGTCCTTGGCTTCGTGGTTGTAAAAGGTTTCACACACTTTCGCACACGCCTCGCGCTCGGCTTGGATGGCGGCATTTACCAGCCGCAGTACTTCTTGGTCGCAGTCCATTAACCGTTTAAATGCCACAAGGTTTAACTGTTTTTTGTGAAACAGCTCGTTGTACTCATCCAATGTCATGCCTTTCCCCTTGATCTGATGTCCGCAGCAATGTTCTTGCAAGCAGTATGGTGTGCCACGTTTTCTTTTACAGATGCGTCCAACAGCATTCTGTTTTCTGCCACCCTTGCACACGCCTCGCGCTCGGCAGCGGCGACAAGGGCGGCGAAGCGTTCAAGTTCATCATGCACTAGCAAGTGATCCTCAAAAAGGAATCCCAAGCCAGACTCCCGCGCCATGCGGATGATGTCTTCTTTCATGACTGCTCCTTGTATTTGCTACACCAAATTACAGTTTTGCCCTGCGCGATTGCCGTTTTAGCGCAGTTTTTGTGGACACATTTATTGCACAGCATCATGCTTCCCCCTTTGCCGCAGCGATTGCTGCACGAGCTTTGGCCATGTCTTCATCGTCTGAACAAGTTCCGTGTTCCACAAAACCTTCCAGCGCCTCCAGCAGTTGCCTGTTGATGCGTTCTTGAAATCTCAAGACTACCCCCGCATCTAACAAAATGTCCATGTTCTCAGGCGTCCAGATAGCGGCAAGCTGTTTTGCAAGTATGTAGCCGCGTGTCTGCTCCTTTGCTGCATATGTCCTTTCAAGCAGCAGGTTGTAGGCTTTCTCAACCTCATCCAGGCGGCGCAGTTCGGCGGCTGAGTCTTCGACAAACCAACGGGCAACGTCAATCACACTGTCTTCAGCGTCAGCCTGTTGAATGGCTCGTGTCAGCGCATCAGCCAGCCGCTGTGCTTCAATAGTCATAGCTCACCCCCTCCTTTAAAGCAATAGCATCAGGGTAGTGGTGTTTAAACCTACCCCAGTATTCTTCTCTCTCATCTTTAGCCTCACACCACCGCAGAAGGCAGTACCAACAAGATTCTTCTACTCCTCGTTCAAACATGAGGATGGCATCAAGCATCGATGCAGTCACCCTGATGTTTGCGTGGTACATACCGAGAAGCTCATCAAGCATTTGTCTGTCAGTCATACCACCCTCCTGCTCTCAAGCTGAATCAGCAAGTCAATGTAGTGCTTGGCTTTCTCAAGGTCAGCCATGCCATTCTTCTTGCGCCAGCGGCTGATGTACTTGATGACATTGCCTTCTAGATACCCCATTGCGTTTGCATGGATGTACTCAACTGGCTGTATTGGCATATCCTTGTAGTGACTGCCATCGACTTGTCTGTCTAGTGGGTTCATAGCTGCCCCCTTACCTTTAGCATTTTTTCTGCTTGTTCGTATGCGTGGTAAGCCGTTTCTTCAAAGTCCATGTCTTGACGCCAGTCAGGGTCTGACAGCAGCCCCTGCATCGCCTTAGCCGCGAAGTAGTCGCGCAGGGTCATGCCTGCTCTGTGCCAGTTGTTTGCCACCAAGGGAAACGCTGGCCCTCCTCCTATATCTGTACTCATTCGATCCTCCAGCATCTAAAAGATTTGTCAGGCATCTGCCTCACTGTAAATTTCATCCCATGTTTCCGGCCAAAGCGCATAGCTGAAACATTTACAGCAGGGCGCTTTACATCTGGTGGAACGGCGAAGCTGTCCCCCACCTGCATATCTTTAAACGGAAACTTTGCGGGTATCTTGAAGTTCTTATCGATGTTCATTGCTTCCTCCTCCGGGCCTGAAGAGTCTTCTTGTGTACAGGCATGACGGGCATCTCAACCACCATGTCCTGGGGCAGAGACCCAAGGCCAGTGCGCTCTGAGTAAGGTGCTGATGGCTCAACACCTGTCCTCCTCTGCTCATTGATGTATCGAGACATCTGGTAAGCACTACGTCTTGCCTTCTCAAGATCAGAGAAACTAATCGTTGGTTTGTAGTTCTGCCAATCGAATGGGTTGTTCATTTAAATCATCCTCGCAATGCACCCTGCCATGAGGTATGCAGCAACAGAAGCAATCACTAACCAAACAAGCTTTGGCACTCGTGGCTGTTTAACGCCAAGCAGGGCCGCCTGTAACAGTTCATCGTCCCTGTACATACCCGGCTTGGGTGGCTGGTAACGGATGCCAATTTGCACCCCAGTCTTAGTGGTGTATGGGGTCATGATCACTCCGGTACTGGGTAGGTCAACTCAACAGGGCTGTAAAGCTTAGAGATTGGCTGATCCTGGCAGAACACATTGTTTGAAAGAAGGTACTCACGCAGCCTGATGGCAGCGTTTTCTTTGGCGTTGCCAATCTCACCCGAAGACATGATCTGTGCAAAGCGCTGAAGCTTTTCATAAGACTCACCCGCAGAAATGGCACAGAAATAGTTAGACCCCATTCCAGAGGCTGTGATGTGACGCTTCTTTGTGGTGCTGATCAGCTTCTTTGCATTGATCAAGTTTTCCTCATGCCTGAGCGCATAAGCCAAAATCTCAGGGGCAGACATTTGCACATCGATGTTCTTCAGCTTTGTGCAGGCAAACCTAATGATGGCAACAACATTCTTGTCGATCCATTCAGGGCCACCAGCGATAGCAATCGCATCGAAAGCCTGCCTCGGGACGTTCTGGTCAATAGCCTGACTGGTGGTCTTTGGAAGCCCCTTGGTGATCATGAACCGTACAGGCTTGTCTGCAATAACCACTGCCATCAGTCGATGCTGGCCGTCGGCAATGGTGCCGTCATCATAGAAAGCAATACCCTGGTGAGTGAGGTTCCAATGACCATTAGTCATGTCACGGGCAAACCTCTTTGCTTGCTCCATCCTCATCTTGCGGTTGTTCTGGTTGTTCCTCTCCAGCCAAGTATTTGCTTGCTTGGGGGTGATTGTCACTATCTCAGTGCTTAGCTTGTTCATTTTCAATCCTTGTTAAAACGTGCGTTTTTCTCTCCGATCCAGAACCCATCAGGCTTCTTGGACATACCCAGTTCAATCATCTCTTCTACGGTGCGGCAGCGTCGGTCTTTGCCAAACTCGCCAACCCTGTGCTTGTTAAATGCAAAGGTAGAGTTGAAGTACTCCTTGCAGGTGGGGCACTGGTTACGGTCACCCTTTAAGACTTTCACTTTCTTCCTCCATGTTGGCTGTTGATATTTCCTCGTTGATAAGTTCTGCAAATGATTTGCCCGAAGGGAACCTCATCTGCGAAGCGGTGTTGGCCGACACAATGCTGATTGCTTTGTTTAAACCATCATTGAAGCCGTTTACATAGGGGTTGCCGGAAGCCACCCTCATGTTGATTGCCTCACGAACCAATTGGCTCATGGGTATCTTTGTCTTCTTTGACAGCTTAGCCATTGCAGTGTGCTGAGACTCATCGATGTAGGCCATGAATGGCTTCAGCTTCTTAGAATGGTTCACGTTCAAACTCCTTTACAAGATCATCAAATTTTTGTTGTGCTTCAAGGTTGCCATTGAGTTCTGATCTTGATTCAATGCCACAGGCTTGGCATAGTTTTCTGGCTGCCATTTCTTCTGAGATGGCACCCATGTGGTCCATGAACGCTGGTGCTTTACACAGGATTGCTGCCTTCTGCACCCTGTTTACATAGGTGACCGGGCTTTCATCATCCTGTATCCGCACCAGGGCGCAGGCATATCTGGCCCCGACAAAATCCCGGAGCAGTTCCTCTGGGATCTCATCGGGATGAAGGGACAGGGTCAGGACGTACCCGTTCCTGTCTTGCTTCATTGCAATCTTCTTGGCTTCAAATTGCAGCGCCATATGCTTTCAGCCGATGCTCAAGGTAAACAATCACAGCGGTCAGATCATTGATCTCTTGCTTGAGTTTCTTAATGATGTGTTCTTCATGGGTTTCCATTAGCTGCTTTAGCTTCACCTCAGAAAAAGGTTTCTGAACTGGAAGCTTTGCAGCTTTTGGTGGACGACCCCTGCGCTTTGGCAGACCGTTTTCTCGATTGATTTCTGACTTGATGTCATAGACATACTGAAGGCTTGTGCCAGTCAGGGCCGCTGCCTCTTTTGCAGTGGCACCTTTGTCCAGGAACTCTTTTACAGTTTGCTTCTTTGTTTGCATTTAAATCACCTCAAAAAGGAATATCGCCATCAAGATCGTCATCCTTGGATTGCTGCGGGGTAACATTCTCTGGAATAAACCGATCAACAGCGAGCGACAGGTAAACCGTTCCGTTCTTGCTCCTCATCTTCCACCCTGACAGCTTGACGACGTGCAGGCCGTTGACGACCTCAATCTTGGTCATGTTCTTCAGATCGATGGCAATCTCACCCCAGTAGTCAGGGGCCTTCGGATGCTTCTTAGACTGGGTTGCCAGTAATCTGCCCGAATCAGGGCGTTGCTCAAAATCACTCACTTGCTTTCTCCTTGGGTCATGGTTGCTTTTGCTTCTTGGAACTTCTCCAAGATGCGCTTGTATTCCTCAGGCATCTTTGCCTTCAGAACATCGATAGTGGTCTGGTTCGACTTCCAATATGAACGCAGACCCTTCTCGTCTTTGGCGATGTGGATGTACTCCAGCATCGAGTTTGCAAACAGTTGAAGGTTTGCAGTTTCTTGTTGGCTTGTCTCCGGAACCTCCTTAGCTACTGGCTTCATATCTT